GTGTTGATATGGCAGAAAAGCAAAGTAAGGAAACGCCACGGGAAGAAGTTCTAGCCAGAGTATTTGAGTGGTTTGAAACCGACCGGACGGCCAAGAGAACCATTTTTGAAGAGCTTGAAGAATGTCAAAGAATGTATAAGGGCGACCATTGGGACCTCCACGACCTTGTCGGCAGACCCTTAAGGACGGAGAGCCAGAAGAAAAATCGCCCCAACACTATAGAGAATATCGTCTTTTCTTTAATCGAGGGCCTGGTGGCGGAGTTCAGCGAGGATGTTGACTTGGTTGACTATCCGGTAGAGCCGGGCGACGACGAAGCCGCTTCCATAATGACCGACTTAAAGAAGTTTATCAAGTACAAGAACCGCCTTGCCGCCGAGCGCGAGAAATATTTAAGGTGGTTTTTCCTTTACGGCACAGGGATCTGGCACCTATATTGGGATCCACATTGGAAAGGCGGCAAAGGTCCCAACAGGTGGCGCGGAGATGTCAGGTGGAAGGCACTTCATCCCCAGGTGGTATTTCCTGATGCAAGGTGCCGGGAATCTATAGAAGACGGCAGAAGAATCCACAAGGCTTTCTATAGAACGCAGGAGTACATCAAAGAGACCTACGGCGTGGAAGTCCCGGCGGACGTAGTAAGCGGGGACATGATCCTTGAAGATGAAGAAACGGGACAGGGTGCCTACAGGCAGGGCGAAGATGAAGCATTGCTGGTGGAAACCTGGTATAAGGGCAAGCCGTTATTCTTCGACAAGGACGAGAAGGACCACGGGACAGGTATGCACGTTGTCTGGTGGGCGGGCGAGCAAAAGCCTATCTATTTGGCGCATGCCAACTATGTCTATTACGACCCGGACGAAGATCCCTTATTCCCGTTTGACTTTAGACAAAGATACCCGCGAGAAAATTCGGTTTGGGGATACGGCGAGGCGCATTTTTTGAAGTCTCCGCAAATCGTGATGAACAAGACGACCGAGCTTATCTTGGAATCCCACATGCACTTCTCTTTAGGGCAAACATTTTACCGGCAGGGTTCGATAACGCCGAAGCAAGAGAAATTCTTAAAGAAATTCGGGACTTTGCCGAACATGTACTTCCCGGTGAGCGACCTTGACAACATCAAGCGTATTCACGGCGCCGGTGTTTCTCCTTCGCTTCCCACGGAAGCCAACAGGTTACAAAAGGTCATGGAGACGATTATCGGCAGGTTCGATATTTCCCAGGGGAGGACGCCGGGGAGCGTTGTCGCCTTCAGAGCACTAGACTTGCTGGCGGCCAGGGCCAGGGTGAGGCTTAGGAGCGCGGAGCAGGCCATCATGTCGGCGTACGAATCCTGCGGCAACTATATCAACAATCTCATTTACAAGTTCTACACCGAACGCAGGGCGTACCGCATCTTAAGCGACACCATGGATCAAACAGAGCTGGTCATGGTCAATCCCCAAACAGGAGAAGAGATACCCTTCGCCGGTCAACTGTTACCGGGATATACGGTAGAAACAAGGAAGGTCAATCCCGTATCGCATGAGTACTTCGAGCTTGACAAGCTGAAGAAGGTTTACGCCTACGACGAGACGACCGGCATCGGGGAAGTCCAGCCGTATAGTGAAGAGATGGCCGAGACTATCAGGATGACGGAAGAGCTAAAAGATGCAGGAGAAGATTATGGAGGTGTTGAGTACGAAGTTTATTGTCCCCAGTTAGACGTGATGTGCAAGGTTTCCTCCTCCATGCCCACGGACAGAGCCTTTTACATGGAGATGGCTAAGGAGATGTTCATGGCGCAGATAATTGATGAGGAAACCTTCTGGTATGTAATTCAAAACGGCAAATTCCCTCCCTACGAAAAGATAGTGGACAAGAAGAGGCGGCAGATTATAGGTGCCGCGCAGCTGCAAGCGCAGCAAGTTTCCCCGGTGGAGCAAGCATTAAACGCCAATCCGCAACTGCGCCAAAAACTTCAAAGCCTGTCGCCGGAGATGCAACAGCAGGTCATGGCGAGAGTGGAGGGGGAGGCCGGACAGCAGTTTCCCAGATAACCCGAAGAGGGGATTTATTTATGCCCAAAACGGCATGACGGCGTTAAAAGCACTGCCGGAATAAATGCCTGACGAGGCTAAACGGAGGTTAGTTAAATGGTAGAGGAAAGAGTAAACGACGAGGCTGTCGATGACATCATTTCCGCAATCGGAGAAGAGGAAGAAACGGAAACCGAACAGATCGAAGAAACCGAAGAGGAAGAAACGGAGGAAATACAGGAAGAAGCAACCGAAGAAACCGAGGAAGAGACGGTAGATCCTTTGGAGGAGAAAAAATTCTCCCAAAAGGATCTTGACCGCATCATCGGACAGTCACGGATCAAAGGCCGGGAATACGAACAAGACGCGCAGATTCTTGAGAAGATGACCGGCATGTCTTTAAAAGACATTGCGAAGTACGTTCGCGATCAGCACGTAAACAAGATGGTTGAAGAGACCGGCTTGACAGAAGAAGAAGCCGGGCGCATTGTTGACGACCGGCAAGAGAAAGCAATCTTGCAGGAAAAAGTCCGGCAGATGGAAGAGCAGCAGAAAAACTTCCAGCAACAGTTAAGCTACAACAACGAAAAAGCCAGGTACATCAAAAACCCTCTTGTGAAGAAGTACATGGCCGAAATAGACGCCTTCGCCCAGGGCGGTAGACTTGTGGGCTTTGAGACGGCCATGAAGTATGTCCTTGGTGAGAAATTCATGTCGGGCGAGATCACCGAAAGCATCAAGTCATCAACACAGCAGAAGACGCTGGCCGATGTGAACAAAAGATCCAAGGCAGCACCGGAATCAGGAACGCAGGCCGGAGGGACAGTAAGTCAGGCTCCAAAGGAACTGCGAACCTTGGCAATACTGTTTGGTCAGGACGAGAAAGAAGTCCTGGAAGAATGGGAGAAGGAACAACGCAAGCGCAGGAGATGATCCTGCGATTTTTTTATGTGAGGTGAAAACAAATGGCTTTAACAGCAACAGACACTTACGGGTTTGAGCGGAAGTACTCGAAAACCGGGTTCCCGACAAACCCTGTTTCGTATGCAGGTTCGACTGGAACCACGTACACCATGGGACGCTTGGCGACGATTCCCGCGCCTTCGGGAAGCGGCATGCTTGTTACCCTGACCTCCACGGGGAGCGTGACCAACACCAACCCGATCATCGGGGTAATCGCGGAGACCAAGACCTGTACTCCAACGGATTACATGGTTAAGGTCTACGATAACCCCTTCGATGTGTACAAGGTGAGCTTCGACGGTCACACAGACCTTGCCTGCGGCGGATCTACCGCAAGCAACCAGTTCAAGATGGCGATATCCACGACCGCATCCACCGCAGATAACCTTATGAAGGGATCGCTTATCCACATCTACGAAGGCCCCGGCAAGGGTGATACCCGTACTGTTACCGCCAACACTAGGGCGAACCCCGGTGTGATTACCGTCGCACCGGCGTTCTCTGCTACTCCTACCACCGCGTCCAAGGCCATAGTTCTGTGCGGGATATCCACATCTGGCAAGACGGACGTCAAGGGGGTTAATGTCGGCACGCCGATGCTTAAGGTCTCTTCAAACAGCGACGGCAAGGTGCGGATCGATCCCTCTAACACGAACAACTACCTGAACGTGGTAGACATCGATCCCGCAAATCTGACCATGGACGTAATGATCGCCTTTACCAAGCATGCCTTCGGTATGGGTCAGTCAACCACCTAGGAGGTGAGATAAACAATGATGATCAGTGATAACTGGGGAGATGCGTTACTCCCCATTTTACGTAGTATATTCAACAAGCACTTGAAGCCGATGAAAGACTTCGTTCCCGTCATCTACGATGTTGAGAACTCCAAGAAGGCGCAGGAATTTACGCTTGGCGTAGGTTCCATGGGCTTGATGGACGAATGGGAAGCATCCGGCAGGCAGGTGTCTTACGAAACCGTGTATCGCGGGTACAAGGCTACATGGACTCACAAGAAGTACTCGAAGGGGCTTGAGATTGAAAGAGAACTTCTTGAAGATGCCCTGTATCCTGAAGTGAAAAGTCGAACCAGAACATTAGCCGATTCGCTGTACTATACGCGCCAGTATCACGCTGCCAGACCGTTTAACGAGTGCCTTTCCTTTATCGGGCCGGATGGTGTTCCGCTTGCGTCCGATTCGCACCCGCTAGGACCGTATAACGCTACCACTTGGAGCAACTACGGCACTAGCTTGAAACTTAACGCCGAGAACGTGGAGATAATTCGCAACCGCATGAAGGAGTGGACGGATGACAAGGGCAATATGCTCTTGATCAATCCTGACACTTTAATTGTGCCAAAGGCACTGCGTAAGGCCGCATTGGTGGTTGCCGATACGGACAAAGAACCCGATACCGCAGAAAACAACGTCAACATCTGGAAGGGTTCCGTGAATGTTATAGAATGGGATTTTCTCACAAATCCCAATCTATGGATACTCGCGGACATGAACCGGCTTAAAAGGTTCATGAAATGGTTTGATCGGCGCAAAGGTATCCTTGAAAAAGACCGGGAGCACTTCGATACAGAAATTGCCAAATATAAGATCGTATCGAGGTTCTCTTATGGGCACGAGGATGCGTCATTTGCGTATTTCGCGGTACAGTAACACCATGGGGGCAGGACAACCTGCCCCTTTTCATTTGAACCCTGGGCGAGCGCATGAAACCAGCAAGGGTTCATAATTTTGCGCAAAGGAAGTGAATCAATTGGCTAGAACACGTTTTTCTGGACCCATAAGGTCATCTAACGGCTTCGAGGTCGGCACCGGCGCGACCAATACATCAGTAATTGATGGAAGCGGCAACATTGTCGGGACGGTTGTTTACACCAAAAGCACAGCTGTCGCAGCGTCTTTGCCTACTGTTGCAACCGGTAAATTCCAGTTTTTTATGACTTCAACTGGGGGAATTGTAGCGAGAACATCAACTGGAAACATAGTGTTGGGCGCGACGAGCACAGCGTCGAGCACATAGTGTTGGGCTAAGTGTTAGGCCCGGTTCACTCCGGGCCTTTTAATTTTAGGAGGCGGGATCAATGAAAAAGGTAGCGATTGTTGGGTATACATCTACCAGGGAGCAGGCGCCGTATGGAGATGATAGCTTCGAGATATGGGGAATCAACGACCTTTACGAGTACATCCCCAGGTTTAATAGATGGTTTGACATACATTCGTACGATTTCATCAAGAATCAGGTATCCAGCCGGACAGGAAGGAAGCAGTTGGAAGTCTTAAAGTCCATGCCGGTTCCTGTCTACATGCAGAAGAAGTTCAAGAGTATCCCCAATAGTGTCAGGTATCCCTTCGATGAGATCGTAAAGTATTTCAGTCCGTATTTTACCGATCCCGTGCATGCGAGGTACTTCACCAATTCGATTTCGTTCATGTTGGCGCTGGCAATCTATGAAGGATTCCAAGAAATTGCCATATATGGTGTAGATTTGGCAGTGACGACCGAATATAGTGAACAGCGCCCCTCCTGCGAGTTCTGGATCGGCGTGGCTGTCGGCAGGGGGATCAAGGTGCATATTCCGCTACAATCCGACTTACTTAAAACACGCTTCATTTACGGCTTTGAAGAGAAGAAGCAACACGCCTTTGAACAGAAGATGAACCAAGTCATGGCCGACCTTGAGAAGAAGAAAGCTGAAATGTCACAACAGCTTGAGCAAGCCAAGGCAATGTTAAATCAGTACTCCGGTGCCCTTCAGGGGTGCCAGGAAATGATGAGATGCTGGAGGTGATCAGATGAGTTATGCAAAAATCGCCGGTGAGACCGGCGGGTATGCCAATGTTAAAAATAGCGGACTGTGCACGACCAAGATAGGTTACGCGAATTACGATGCCGGATCTGTGACTTTGGCAACAAGTTATGCCACTGCCGCGACTTCTCCGGCAAGTACGCTGGAGACGATTTTCCTTTACAGCACGGCCAAAGTGTTGATTAAATTCAACAGTAGCACCAAGGAGGCGACCTGCCCCGCCGGGGTATGGACACAGATACCCTTGCAGGTTGAATCCTTCTTAGCTAAGGCCACGGCGGGAACGCCCGCTTTAATCTGGCACGGTTACTATTAGGAGGGGTTAATATGACCCTGAAGCAGATGATAGCCCGCGTGATGCGGGCTTTACCTATGTCCGCGCCCGGACAGTTAGGGGAGACGGATATAATTGATCTTCTAAATGAAGCGCAACGAGAGCTTGCCGTCAGATCAAATAAGTACTGCATCCAAGAGACGGCACTTGAAGCCGACTACGACACGGTAGCACTCCCTGACGACCTCCTGAAACTAGTAGAGGTGTATTGGGGAGACGGCGGGACGAAGCGGGAGCTTTACCCGGAGAAAGAAAGGTATCC